AGTACGAATCTCGGTTGCCGTCTTACGACCGCCCGTATTGAGGACGCCCATGATCTGGTCATTTATGCCAAGCGTCCTTTCACCAAGATTGAACATCTGTTGTATGTCTGCCATATTCGTTCTGGTCACATCCGTCACAGCGACCTGATGAAAGATACTCCGAATGTCCGTCCCGAACGCCTCCGGCCGCAGCCTCCAGATGAATCCCGGCTCACCCGCCTCGACATCTTTTAGGACTAACTTCGACGGATCAACAATGAACTGATTATTCAATGCGGCGCGCACATTATAGAAGTGACTATTAAGCAACCAGTCCATCGTATTCTGAAGGGGAGTGACAATCTCCGGTATCCCTCGCGCCTCGCGAGCGTAGCCCTCGACCTCCGGCTCGAGTATCGAGAACGGAAACTTCGCATGCATGTAACCAAGCGGCGTCGCCCCGATGATGAGAGCATAGTCCTCGGTTATCGTGAAGCACCACTTCTGCGGGAAACTCTCTGGTCCGACGCCCCAATCCTTCGGAACAAGATCGACATAAAACTCATACGCGAAGGCCGCGGCAGGATGCCTCGCGCCTTCCTTCTGGCCAGTGGGGTCCCAGTCCGCCGTGAGCACTGCCGTGGCCCAGTCGGGCCGCTTAAGCGTCGGGGCGTTGTCATCGGAATGCCTCGTCGTCGCATGACGTTTTAGATCGTCAATGTTCGTATAATACCCTGACGAGGCGCGCCGCAACACGTCATTCCAGAGCATCCGTTTGAGGACGAAACAAAACTCGCCATCTTGGAAGTTCTTCATCGGGACGCGTGGGTCACGCCAAAAATCAAACGGATTAATGTTGTAGACTTTATTCCCGGTGTAGCCAGTGAGTTCCACTGTTGCCTGATACAGCGACGAAGCCCCAGTCATCGGATCGGGCATCTCAACCAACTGGCCGTACGCAATCTTCTCAACGTCCCAATACTCTCCCAGAATCCGACACCCGTACTTGCCAGAGTCGTACAGCCAAATATAATACGGCCCGAGCATCTGGCCGACCTCAATCTGGTAGTCGATCAACGCCTCGATGGCTTGTACCTGCATCTCCGTCTCGCCGTGGCGGCCCGAGTACTGATGGATCGGCGTCCGACCAAAAAACACACTCGTCCAATACGTGTGGGCGGACATCAGGAGCGCGTAGCTATACGGCAGCATTATTGTCGTATACGCCGGCTTCCCCTCAAGGTCCCGCTTATTCCTCCTAACTCTATCCGCCTCCTGTTCAGGAAGATACGCCAGCGTCCGTTCCTCGGCGCGCCGCCAAATTTCTTCTTGATCCGTACGATCAGCTTTTGCCAACTGGATACGCGACTGAATCATCGTACACAACTTCTTGTGTAGATCCGAATCTTTCGCTAATTTGAGTGTTGGCAAATCACAAACTCCTAAGCATGAATGGGACGGGCGAGGCAGAATTGGGGGCTGGACACCCGTCCCACTATGGAGCCCCACGGATAACATGGAGTGGTTCCACATCCGCAAATGTGGACGAATCTTCGCCGCCTGCCGCGTATGGGTTGATAAGGGCCCCAAGCGCAATACTTGCGGCGTCCAACTCATCGTCATGGTCCACAGACGGATACGTATCAAACTGACTAATGAACGGCGTATCCTCGGGACGAACGAACAAATGCCCGTGACTAGCTTGTGGCGCCAACGTCGCGAGTATCCTCGCGTATTTGTTCCCACCAATAAACGGCACGACAACAAAATACTGTCGCCTTCTGGCCATTTCCTTCTCGAGCAGCCACTTGAGGGTCCTCTGATATGCGACGGACTCTACCACGACGCTTACGACCCGATACTTCATGGCGAGTTCAAACACATTCACTATCGTCCAGTCCGGCGACTCGCCCCGAACCGAACGTCGTTCTTGGAGATAATAGTTGTCGCCGCGGCGTCCCCACACATGGATGCATTCGAAGTCGTCTCCCACAAATCCCTTTTCAATTTGCTTCTCAGACGGCGGCGGCGTCGGATCGACAGACAACACATTGACCGCGCCCTTGATCGGGCCTTCGTCAGTGAAGTAATTCAACCACTCCGAGCGGAATGCCGCAAGCTCTGGCGAGGTCAGTCGAAGTTCCATTTCCCGCGAGAACACACTCAGCTTGTTAATCGCTATGGCGGCGCGTTTTTCGTTCCTGAGATCCGCTGTAGGGTATCGTTCTGGCCAGACCGACTCTTGATGGTCCACAGCGACGTCAGCCGTCTCACGCGTCCAACAGCCAACCTCGATGGTCTTCCACGTAGGATCACCACGAGCCACAGACGATACGTCTTCACGATGCTGTGGAGTCACGAGCATAGACATCTTTGCGTTCGGATCGTCGACCACCGGAGCAAGTGACTTTTTGAGCGCCCCGTGAACCAAGTCACTCACTTTTTCCCTCTGCTCGTGTGTGGCGCAGTTCTCGTCAGTCAAAATATCATCGAGCACTATATAGTCGGGCCGATAATCGTCGAAGTTGATGCCTCGAATATTTCCGGTGATTCCCACGAAGAGACACCAAATATTCGTCTTAAGGGTGTCGTGCCAGACTTCAAATTCAATATCGGTCCATTTGCGGCCAGGACTAAGAGCGAACGTCTGGCTCCAGAGTTTATTTCGCTCGACGTTATTACGGAGCCAAGCTCCAGACCTAGCAGCCGCGCCCTCTGATGCGCCAACATAGAGGATTGTTTTTGACACTCCATAGGCAATCCGTTTGGAAGTGTTAACTCGAGCGATAGTTGTCTTTGCGCCTCCTCGGAAAATTCGCTGATTGGAGTATCGGACAGAGGGATCATTGAGGTCACGCCAAATATCCTTCTGGAACGCCGGAGATGGCTGACGGAACGTGTTCGGAAAAAATGTTCGCGCGTAGATGTCATTATCCACGCCCCCGAGTTTGACGGCTTCTTGTATAGTGAGTTTTACCTTGGGGGTCGTCAGAGGCGTCAGATCTTCCATCGAAGGACCTCTAATGGCGCCCGTCCCGCGCGATGGAGTGAGTCAATCAACTCGTGAGGGCCTGGAAGGACTATCGCCGGATCATACGAGCGACAAATCTCGACCGTCCGCACGCGCCGCCGAGGTTCAAGAACTCGGACCAACGCGGCATATCGGAGCACCAACTGCTCCCACACGAGTTCGGTATGCGCGAGTTTAACTTCAATAACGATGATCTCGTCCTTAAGCCACAGTATTCCGTCGGGTATCGCGGCCCGACGAGAGTCTCGAACTCTATACCGAATGATGGGCGACGGTGTATATCCAACGGTATATATCGCGGCGAGAACATCATGGACCCGTCTCTCATAATCTAGTCCTAGTTTCTTTACTCCACTCAATCGACGAGCTTTGTGTGGCGGATCATCGGACCACCGAACATCGTGGACGAGTGGCATTTGCGGGGGCCCGGTGAGGGGCTTGTAGCGACGTTTCGACGTGACAGTAAAGACGTCCGAATCGAACACCGTCACGGGTCGATACTCTTGAAGGTTTCGACCGACTCTTCACTGTCGGGCTCCGGCCCAAGAGCCGAGGACTCGGGCGAATTAACGGCGGATGGCCCCATTCCCGGCGTCACGTCGATGAGCTTCTCCTGATTGCGCCGCAAGGCAGCGCGGGCCACTTCGAGGTCATCTAAAGAAACGGCAACGTGGACCGTAGAGGGTTGACCCACGTTGACCGTCACCCCGGCACCGGGAGGCGTGGCGCCGTAGCCGAGGTTTTTGAGAGACGAGTCGGTGATACGTTGGAGCATTTCCAAGGGGATCGTATCACGTTTCTTGTCCAGGACCTCGAGCATATAATCGAGAGATTTGTCGGAGACTTTGAACAATTTGTCCCTGACTGTCTCGTCGAGCTTCTCGGCGTGTACGTTACGACGTTGGCGATAATACGCCTTGAAGGCGTCAGTGTTGATGATGGTCGAGATCGTTGCCGGGGCGCGGCCGAAGTGGGCGGCGATGTCGTTTTGTGTCGCCGAGGGGTGAGCTACCATGAAGTCGGCGAGGGACTCGTACCACCAGCGCATTTTGCGGGTGGATTTGCGGAACTCGTGGATGCTGCCACCCGAGGCGGCGATTGCGGCTTCTGTGGTGCTCATGTGGGGAGAGTAGCGACGTTCGGATTTATGCGCCCGGTGGGGCGCATAAATGGGCAGTTAACTTACGACCTCTTCGCGCGTCGGGAACGGGCATCAAAAAAAAGCGCGAGGCCCCCATGCCGGGGGTAGTACGGCGGTCCGATAGCTGGCAACGCAGGCATAAAAAAAGACTGCGGCAAAATGCCGCAGTCCCAAGTCTCTTGACTTTACAGGCTGCCCCGGTGGGGGCTGCCTGTACTGGTGTCACACCAGCGCGTCGATCGCTGCGCCAGTCTTGCCAGCGCGCTTGCGGTATTCCGCCTTGATGGCATCATTCGAGAGAACCTTACGAATGTAACCATCCTCGGACTCCAGCCGCGCAGTGTAGTCCGCCACGGTTCCCTTTGCCTGACTGCCAAGCATTTCAACAAGTACCTGCGCCAGCAGGGCCTTGTCAGTTCGGGAACCGCCGCCGCCTTCGGCTTTCTCGCGCCAAATGCCCTTCGTCAGGTTTTCGAAAACCTCATCAATGGCTTCCATCTGGGCAGTCGTATCGCCGCCCTCGCCGTTGCGAATGCGCGATGCCTCATTAGTCGCCTTTGTCTTAGCCCCGAACAGCGCCAACATAGTCAACGCCGTGCCGGGCTGCGCGCCCGGTATCAGGTACTCAAACACATTGCCCGACTTACGATCAGTGTAACGAATTCCCGTCGCCGTAAGCATATCAGTGTGCGGGCCTTTGGACTCCGCGATCAACTCGTGCTTGGCAACAGATTCCCGCTTATCGGCGGGCGCAGCAGTCGTGGTGATATCTGACATTATAGAACTCCGTGTGAAACGCGGCGCAATCCGCCGCAACCCCAATATAGCGCGGCGCAAGCCGAATACAAGCCACCACCACAAAATAATTTGCGACTCGGCCTTTAGGTGTGGGCGGTTAACGCCCACAGCCGCGCCCGCCCTAGCGCCAAACTGGCGCTAGACCGCCCCTACGATGCCCACAAACGGCGCGTGGCGCGTTTGGAGTCCAAAAGCGCCGCATAGGCGGGCCCGCAAACCGCAGTCCATACGTTCTCTCATACGGTGCCCCCATACGCTAACCCCATACGGTGCCCCCATACATGCCCCCGCCCCA